GCATCAGCATCAAGATAATTTGGTGCAACTCCAACAAAAATCAACCCTCCGCAGCCTATAAAGGCGAGACATTGAACGCCCTTACTTGTGTCGAGCAAAGGAATAAGCATAAGGATAGCGCACGTCACCATAACGGCCGTGAATACCCAGCCATAATTTCGCTTGCGCTTGTCTCCGATGATTTCGCTTCCAGTACAGTTCTGTAACTGGTAATACACGTCACTTACCATCGCTGGAACACCAAAGCGCATGGCTGCGAGAAGCAAAAATCCTCCAAGTAAGAGGAAAGAAATAACACTCAATATATACATAGTCTTTTTTATTTTAATTAATTACACACTCATCTCAAGCATCTTCGGGTAGCCTGCCTTGTAGTCGTAGGCTTCCACCTCCTCGATAGTCCTCAGCTCACTCACAGCCGCCTTGTGGCTTGCAGTAACGTTAAAGCATTCCAGGGCATACATCTCAAGCGCAGAGAGTAACTGAATGGCCTTATCACAATCCACCACCAGTTTGATGCCTTTAAGCCACAGAGTTGTCGTTTGTTGACCTGCTGCCTTGGCGATAGTGGTGGAGTTCATCAATCCAACACGAGTCGCTTTGTCAAGCCAAACAAGCAGTCCGTTCAGCATAAAGCCGTTCACCTTGTCCGATGTGTCGTAGGCTGTTATCTCTGTTATCTTTTCTGTCTTAGCTTCTTCGAGTTTCAAGGCATCCAGCTTTGTAGAGAATTGAGTAAATGCAGCCCTTACTTTGGTTTCATCGAATGTAGCTTTCGGCAGAGTACATTCGTAGCACTCATAGGTATTCTGCTCTCTATTGAACGTAGTACCTATATGATAGACAATAATATTGCCTAAACTATATTGTTGTTTATATTGGTCTTCTGGAATAGAAGTCTTTATAAAATTTACTTTTTGCATAATATCTATTTTTATATAAAGAGGTTAACAAGCGAAAACTGGCAAAACTACGTAGCTGTACGGCTTGTTGATGTAGTTCTCACTACTACTGTATTTGTAAGCGTACGTATAATTGTACTGCGTAGAAGTCCACCTGTATTTTTTCATTACGAAGTTGTAGTAGCCTGTAGCAACCGTCTCACCAAACAGGGTTTCCAGCACCTGTTTGATAATACCTATATTGGCTACGTGTACGTATTCCTGACCAATCGACATGACAAATCCACGCAAATCCTCACCGCCAAGGTTGAATATCTGACCATAGGCATAATCAAAGGCTGGCACAGACAAGCTCCGCTCCTGAGCCTCCTGCCTGATAAGGTATGATGAAGACTCTCCGTTGTAGTATTTTGCATCTTTTACACTATTACCATTTAGAGCAATAGAATTGAACTGCAAGTTCTGCGTACACCACGGCATATTTATCAGTTTTGACACATTCTTAATATCACTTGTACGAATACAGAAAGTACCATGATTGATAGAAAGCGAAGCGTCTGCCACCTTGATAGCTACTGCATCATCAGCGTTTCTTCCTGCGGCCACCCAGTCCTCGATGTAATATTCATTTTTATTCTCATCAACGACAAAGATACCTGCCTTAAACTGATAGAACCTGTAATCGATAAGCCTTTGAGGAACATTTGCCGTATAGGTTCTCGAGTTCTTGTTGAAGCTGACGTTATAGCCATCTTGGTCGTTAATGACAACTGTGTATTCCTTCTTATAGGGCACGAACAATGTCACCTGACCTTTCTCATCTGTCTGATAGGTAGTGGCCTTCTTGTCAACCGTCACAATAACAGGGATACCCTCCCAAGCTGTGCCTACGTTCTCAACATACTTTGTAGCCGTGATAATCACCTTCTCCATACTGTCCTCATCGTAAGCGAGATATTCAACATTGATATTGCGGCTACCCAATACTGCTGTATATCCTTGAGGAGCGATAGGTTGAGCATTGCCGTATTCAGGGAATACAACCTGATAGTAGTTACCTCTGTCGACGGTGAATGTAGCCTTGCCCTCTGCGTTGGTAGTATAGGTCTGTGGTGTCTTGCCGTTATTCAAGAATACATTAATCTTGATACCAGCCACTTTGATTGACTCTACAGAAGAGGTAATGGTAACGGTTACTTCCTCATCAGTGTTGATAACATCTACCGAATTAGTTTCTCCGTTGCGGTTTGTCACAGAGATGGTAGAGCCTGCCAGCTCTACATTGCAAGTTTCTGCTCCAGTAGTTGCTGTCTCTGCGGCTTTGATGGCTTTGTTTGTATTATCGGCAGCGGTATTAGCTGCGGTGATAGATGTAGTAAGGGCATTGAGGTCTATCTTGTCAAGTTTACCCTTGTCGGAAGGTGACATAAAGCCAGCACTACCAGGAGATATAAAAGGCTTGCTTTTTTCGCTGTCACTTAACTCGGAGTTAGAACGTGATGTGTTTATTGGTGCTGTGGCTTTAGGGACAACAAGATATTGGTGTGAACCATCGGCAAACTCAATTCTGATAGCTGTTTCAGATGGTTGATCATTATCGCCATTCCATGCGTTATACAGAACTGGGTCGTAAAATTCCAACTTAGCCACAGCTCTAGCCTTTTTGACATATTCTTGAAGGTCGAAGGTAGGAACGAAGTCACCAAGTTTCTCCCATTTTGTTGCATCAACATCTCCAGCTAAATCGCCTGCGTCTGTCAGGTCACCTGTGTAGATGTATTCTGCGTATTTATTGTTATCGCCATCCTTGTTGCCTTTGAGGATATAGATATGCTTTTTGATGTTGCGAATATCAGTAGGGAGTTCTGTTACTACCTCAAAGAAGGTAGTGTCAAGGTTGCCTAACTGAGAGAGGGGGACATTGCCTCCTGCATCAAGAGAGGCAATACCATTTGCCACGCCCTTAGTATCAAGGACACTTGTCTTTGACTTGTCTATCTGTGTTTTGATACCTTGCAGGAGTCTCAAGACACTGTTTTTATCTAAATATTTTTCCATGTGCTAATATTTTTATCCAAATACGCTTGTGATACAACTATCAATATCAGAGTCTGTCATTGCTGTAACAACTTCGCTATTGTTGTTTAACAGGCCTAACACAGAGCGGTTATGAGTTTTAAATCCTGCTGCGGTAATACCTAATGGAACTTCAAAGTCGCCACTATTAAAACCACCAAGAGAACGAGCGTATGGGTCTTCGTCATCTCCACTTGTTTCCCATTTTTCTAACATAATGTCGTAGCCATCTTTATTAAAGACTATAACAACAGGAAGAGCATCGATGTTTTTGATTTCCTTAACGCCTGTGATATTATGGTTATCTAAATTCAGGTCGCTGCGCATAACATTGCCGCCATCTCTCCTGAGATACTCATCTTTGAGTTTGTCCCAAACAGCCTGAGCAATCTGCTCAATCTCTATCTTATCCGTGGTATTCATCTTCCCATCAAGAGACTCTTTGATAGATTTACCAGTCTCTTCGTCCTTGATATACCTCGAATATGTCAGAGTCTCGTCTTTGCGTCCGCTAACAAGGATGCTGTTGTACTTTTTACTTTCTGCCATATTATTCTTTAAGTTTAATTTGATATTCATTATCATCACCAGTTACCAGTTCGTCTGACCAGTAGTAGTAGAGGTCCCCCAATTTGGTAGTATTCAAAGACGCTTCAAAACCACATTGACTAAACACAAGTGGCTGTCGGCTTGCGAACCAGATGTATGGTTTTTCTTCCGTTGTTGCGATGGTTAAAGTCTGTCCGACAAGTGTACCTTCGTACATTGTGAGGTCCGACATGTTCAACTCGCCCATATTCTTAGCTGCTGATGCGCCATAATAGCTTGCCTTTACAGTTCCGCTTGCCGTGATGGTAACATAACCCGATACAGCAGGAATGAACACCTTATGAGTAGTACTATTGTAATACTCGTCAGTAACATCTTTGCCATCCATAATAATCTTCACCTGACCGATGCTGAAACCTTCGATAGGCAGGAACTCTGCTTCCAGTTTCTTGCCATTTTTGACAGTTCCGTTAATCACGAAGTTCTCCTGATTTTCCACCATTTGAGTTTCGTCATTGATGGTGTAGTTGAACTTGGCGTTATCAACGATGAACGACACTGGGCAAGTTGACTGATTGCTGGTCACGATGTAGTAGCGAAGATTGAATAAGCCAGTATGCTCGCCTTCGGTAACACCGATAGGAACATTACTCATCGAGTTGTGCTCAACGATTCTTAGAAGGTTGCGCTCAATGCTGACCATTTCGCTACCATCATACTTCCATGACACCCTGACGTTGTAATTACCACAATCAAGGGAAGAAGGAATGTCGCATATCAGTACGTTGCCTTGGATTCCTGCCACTTGTACTGGAACGGAAATCATATCACAGCAAAAGCCCGACAACTCAACCCTGATGTCGGTAGCCAGATTCATATCGAAGTCAACGAGTCTTTGGAACTCTTTCGATACGTCCATCTTCCGCACCAAGATGTGCAGTTTAAAACTATTACCTTTAACTATTTTGTAAATCATATACGTATATTATTAATATATAAGCAAAGATAGGCAGAATTTAATCTACCTATCTCTTATCCGTTAACCTTACTAAATCAAGCCTTTCCATCTGAGGAACTTGCGCTTGCGGCTCTCCTTACCCTTCTTGCTCTTGCAGTTGGTGTGATAGACACAATCTCGGAACAGGTCCCTGACCTTCATGTCATTGTCAACCAGTTTTGTTCGCTTGAACGTCTCGAAGAGAGAGCGGTTCATGATCATCAGATTGCCCTTCTGCGTAGGAAGAACATAGAAGATTTCGCCATTGTTCTTCTTGGATGCGTAGTCAGCCTTAGCCGTAGCTTGGCGGTACATGATTTCGCACTTGATGCGCTTGAAAATCTTTGTTACTTTCATAATCGTAATTATTAATTGTTTGAAACTATATGATGGTCGCTGCCGAAACAGAAACCTTCCTTGTCATTACTCTTGCCTTATACTCTATCATCTTAGGCATTTCCATTTCATTGAAACAGATGTGAAGACCAATAGCTCTCGTCATAAGCAAATCATCGTGCTTACCGTCTGCCGCCTCATACACCGTTCCGTTCTTCTCGTAGGTGAGATATTCATCCAGGCATCTGTCGTCACGCTCCACATAGAGTTGTTCACGGATAACCTGAACCAATACAGAGATAACCATAGGCTTGGTTGCCACATTGGTATGGAATCCGTACTTCACTGGGACCTTATTCTTGATGTCCGATTCGCTCTGCTTGCGAGCATAGAGGTTGTCGTATAGACCCTTGATTTGATTCAGGATGAACTCAGACTGGTCACCACCTTCCAAGATATGCTCCTTGTCTTTCGTCTCCAAGGTGTTGGATTCAATGACCAAAAGAGCATCGTTGTAGTATTTGGCTATCTGAGCAGCCTTCCACGCCAGCAAGTCCATATCAATATGGCCATACCATTGAGCTACCACATACGGCTTGCCGCCCTCCATCATCCAATAGCGGTCGAAGACACAGATAACAGACCAGTCGGCATTCTTGCTACGTCCACCAATATCCACTACGACCAGATAGCGGTTGATTACCTTACAATCGTCAAAGGTCTCGGGTTTGCTCCATATCCACAACTGACCCTGCTTGTCTTCACAGAATCGGATATTCTGCATACACTTCTTACCCTTATAACCGTCACCATAAACATCGCCGATGAACTTAGGCGCACGGCACCCCTTGCGGAACTTGTCAACCTTATCTTCGGCAAACACCTTGGCTCCCGAATGCTTGAAAGCCTCAATATCATCAGTAGGGTAGCCAGCGGCCATATCGGCATGGTCGGTGAACTTCTTGCGCTCGGCAATATACCAGTTGATGGCTTCGAGTGGAGCACCAAGATTCCATAGCTTCCAAAGATACGTGCCAGGCTCTTCTCGGTCGGACATCGTGTTGGTATTATTGCGGTTTTCGTATAGCCATTTGGCAAACTCCGTCTTCAGTTTCTTGCTCTCAAATTCAAGATGATACATATCGTATATCTCGTACCAAGGAACAAAGAAAGGTTCAAACTGAGACTCACCCTTGACCGCAGCAAGCCATTCCTTGTGGAAGAAGTTGCCAGTACCATTGGCGGTGGATTCGTAGGCAATCATCGTGTATGGTCGGTACAAGATACCATTGGTAGCATTCTGCACCACCTCCTCAGGAGATTTTCCGTCCGTCTTCTTCCACAAACCCACCTCGGAAAGGTGAACCAGGTTGTAGTCTTCACCATTTGCTGATAGCGGTCGTTCCATGGAACCCACCTTAATCTTGCAGAATCGCTGAGGAACCTTCTTGACATTACCCGATGTTCCGACACCCACAAACTTCGGCTCGTTCTCAGAGAATGCCTCACCCATATCGTAGAGGAACTTTGTGGGGAAGTTTTTCAGAGCTTCCTCAAACATACCTCGGATAGTTTCAGCCGTGTCCTTGACCTGAGCCACGATGAGCGAGTTGAGGCCCTTCTGCCACATAAGTTGCAGCCAGAGGAAGTACATCTGGATAACCGTAGAACCACCCCACTGTCTTGCTTTCAGCAGGATAAGACGGATAGGTCGATTCTTCTTTCTTCTTTCCTCCAGCCACCTGAGCAATCTGCGCTGCGGTCTTCTGAGTACAAAACGGAAGGGAAGACCTCCACCTTTCGGTTTGATGTAGATAAATGTAGCAAAGAAGAAGAAAGGGTCATGTTTCATCCTGATGCGAGTAAACTGCTCCACCAGTTGCTCCATTTCTTCCTCTATGTTGTATGGCTCGTCTATGTCCTTATGTAGTTCCTCGATTACCGCCTTGCAGCTACCGAACTCGATGAGCATCTTAACGAGCGGAATCTTCTTCATCGAGACTGGAAGCTGTTGGTTTTGAATCGGGAAATCAGGAAGGGAAAGCGCAAATCGCTTATCCCCACACCCTTCACCCTTGATAGGATTGAATTGTGTGTTGATTTTCTTTATTCGTTTCTCGTTCTCTTGTAGGATGCCCAATACGTGTTTGTCGGGTGCATCTGTCAGTTTGGCGGTTACTTGTCTTGGCATAGCGGTGCATTAAGATAACCCCACAACAGACCAAGTGCATAGCAATAGATGTGGACTCCAACAGCCATGCAAGGGAAGAAGATTCCAACACAGATATATAGGAGAATGGTGAGATTGTATCTTACCTTGTTCTCCACATAGGGGGCGATAAAGCCCATATAAGCATAGATAAAACCGCTGAGACCGATGATTGGTGCGGATGATGCAAAAGGATAGCTTACGGCTATGAGATAGAATGCAATCATGTGGCCGATGCCGCAAGGGATGGCTCGGTAACATTGGTGGAAGACGTAAAGGTTGACTGCTGCATGAAAGATGTTCTGATGGTAGAAAGGGTAGCTTAGTCGGTTCTGAATAGAACAACCCTCAAAGAGACCCATTCCGTCATATCCTATGAGTGTGATACATGATATTATAACGTACCCTGTATAAAGTGCAATTTTCTCTGGCGAAGTTCGTAGCATCTCTTCTTCTCCTCCTTCCTCACCCGATGAAGTATGACGTGCATAGATTTAGGAGTGAGATAGAAACTCGGTGCTTCCTGATTGCACACATGCCATATTACATCCATCTTGGTGAGAGAAGGATGCTCCTTTGAATAAATCTTGTATCTACGGAAAATCTCCTGAAACATCTTTCTTTTCTGAGAGTTCATATTGCTGATGGACTTGCCGTTGAGCATATTGAGAATAACGTTGTATGCCCGATCTACCGAAACCCAAAAGCGTTTGCTCGGAGATTGCAACAGTCTTCGCTCAATCTCCAAGAGGCCGATATTGTCTCTTACCGATATAATTTCCTTGTAAGCCCTCAATATGTCAGCATCACGTTCCTTAGTAAAGTCACACCGTGAGCCTTTATGTTTCATGTACTTATGTGGCAAAGATACAAAAATGTATTGAAACAACCAAATTAATCGGATACGATTAAGTATAGTTAACGGATAAGATTAATAATAAGTTGAAAAGCGTTACTTTTGGACGTTGATTTATAAATTTACACATATATATATGAACGAAAATGTAAATACAGAGCAGAATGCTGGTGCTGCAAAACAGCAAGACACCAAGACCAAGAGAGACTTGGCTTTGGAGCGATTGAAGACCCGACACCCTGATACTGAGTATGCGGATGATGAAGCTATGTATGGCGCAATCAATGACGATTATGATGCCGACCAGAAGGCTTTGCAGGGTTACAAGGATAACGAGAAGGCGATGGGCGAGTGGCTTGGCAGCGACCCCGAGGCAGCCGCCTTCCTTCAAGCGATGAAGGCAGGCAAGAGTCCTTATGCAGAGTTGATTCGCACGCATGGCGAGGATGCCATAGACTACTATTCAGACCCAGACAATGCGGACGAGATTGCATCGGCTCAGTCGGAGTTCCTGAAGAATGCCGCCAACGGCAAGAAGTTGCAGGAGGAGTACGACAAGAATATGCCATCCAGCTACGAAGTCTTCGACAAACTGGAAGAGAAGTATGGTGAGGAAGCGGTAAACGAAGCCATCGACCAGTGCTTTCAGACAATGCGCAATGTAGTGACTGGCAAGTTTACAGAGGAGATGATTACCGCATTCATCAAGGCTAAAAACCATGATACCGATGTGGCCGATGCCGCTCACGAAGGCGAGGTCCGTGGCAAGAACAGTAAGCACGTCAAGAACTTGGAGCTTCGCAAGAAGGGCGATGGCACTGCCGAACTTGATTCCGCCAATGCAGAGACCAAGCCAACGGATAACCAGCCTGACCTTGGTGCGCTTGGCAGGGTATCACGCAGAGGAAACATCTGGGATCGTGGTCACGAGAAAAGAACACGTATTCGATAATGCGATAAGACAAAAAGACAATTTATATGTTTAATTAATATTCAGAATAACAATGAAGAAAAGTACATTTAATCGGCTGCTTTCCATTTTTCTGATGGTAATGGCGGTTATTTTTGGTGTGAATGGTCAGGTCATCATGGCTGAGGCGGCTCTGCCTGATGGCGGTACGACCGAAAGTGGACATGCCGCTGAGGCTGGCGGTGCTACTGCTGCCGATGAAGCTGGCAATGGCGGTGCAGCTCGTCAGGATGACGGTATAGCTACAGAAGGCAAAGGTCGAGAACACTACAACGAAAACGGCACGGAGTTCTACGAGAACGACATCAACGACAAGATTACCAAGATTCGTCCGATGGCCACTCCTGTGGACCAGATTTCACGTTATGCGACAACCAAGTCTGCCAGTTCGTTTGTAGTAGAATACTGGAGTATCGGTACACGTCCTATCAAGACCACCGTGAAGGAAACAACCGTAGAGAGTACAGGCACATCTATGGTGTTGAAGGTAGAGGACCCCGAAATGTTTACGCTGGATGATACCATCCGAGTTGTAGGAGTGAAGGCGATTACCAACTACAAGAATCAGGCTTACGCAGACCTTACCGATGAGCCTACTCCTGATTTGGAACTCTGTGTTTGCGGCAAGGATAATGAGGGTTATCCTATCGTGTATGCAGTAAATGGTAAATTGGTTAAGAAACAGCCTATTGGTATTCCAGCCCTACAGAAGGGACAGAAACTCATCCGTATGGCGAAGAGTTGCGGTGAGTTGGACGTACAGACAGGTCGTTTCAACAATCTCCCTGCTTCTGAGACTCAGTACTGCCAGAACTTCATGATCCAGATAGAGGAGAGTACCTTCAATAAGATTGCCGCTAAGCGAGTGGACTGGGACTTCTCAGACATCGAAGAGGACAGCATCTACGATATGCGTCTTGCCATGGAGGGAACTTACCTCTTTGGCGATATGGGCTGTATCAAACATACCACCAAGAACAACTCTGCCCAGTGGTTTACCAAGGGCATCTGGTGGATGGCTGGCAAGGACATCGAGGTAGGCCATGTTGCTACAGCCGATGATATAAAGAAGGGTTACAACAAGAACGAGCGAGTGATTACCGACTTGGAGTTGGTTGACATTTCCAAGGACTTGTTCGTTGGTACTGGTATCGGCAACAAGCGCAAGGTGATTATCGCAGGTTCAGACTTCGTGAGCGCATTCAGTAAGATTGATTCTGACAAGTTCCGCTTGAAGGACACCGTAGAGGTTTGGGACTTGAAGTTCAAGAGTTGGGAGACCGACTTCGGTGAGGTGCTGATGATTCACTCAGAGCTGTTCGACCTCTTTGATATGAGCGACTGCGGTTTTGCCCTTGACCCAGAGTTCCTGGTTAAGCGAGTACACCTGTCTTGGACTCGTAACGTACTCGACCTGAAGAAGGCCGGTATTCGCAACACCGATGCAGTAGTGATCCAGGAGGTTGCCTGTCTCTACTTGAAGTACCCTAAGGCACACGCTCGTATGCGCCTTGCTGCCGTGTCTACCGCAGAAGGTACATCTGACACTGGCGAGAACAAGGATGCCAATGTCTAAAAGCAAGTAGATTTACAGATAGTCATTAAATAGTGAGGGGTGTGGGCACTTGCCCCATCCCTTTTTTAGTAACACATATATAATAAGATATAATCATGTTTAAGAAATATCAAGCTGGTACAGATTTAGCATTTAGCGTCATGGTAGGCGATGAGAGAATGCGTATTGTTTTCGAGGGCAAGACCATGGGCTGTAGTGTCTATATGACAAGAGACCCAAAGGTACAGAAGGCCATCGAGTCCCATTATTGGTACAAAGACAAATACTTCTTGGTAGAGAGTGTTGACGAGAAGAAGGAAGCTGCGGAAGCCAAGAAGAAGGCCGCTGCCAAGGCAAAGAAGAAAGCGGCTGACGAGAAGAAGACCCACGTAGTAACAGACGTTGAGGATGCCAAGGACTATTTAGCTGAGACCTTTGGAGTAAGCCGTTCCAAGATGAAGACTAAGGAAGACATCTTGGCCATCGCCAAGGAAAAGGGTGTTGAATTAGAAGGACTGGAGTAATGAAAACGTATGCTGTATCTGAACTGGTGAAAGAAGTAAAGGTGCTCCTTGACAGGAACCAAGAGTCCGCAGGCCTGCTGACTCCTGGCGATACCGATACGCTATCACAGGGCGAGTTGATTCAGAGTAAGATAGTAGATGCAGCAAGAATCATATTGATGGATGCTCCTGCCTTCATGCTGGACGGACAGGACTACAATGGGCTGAATACCTCTTGGGCGGAATCGAATGGTGCTTATGTAGGAACCATCAATCTACCTTCCGACATGATCAGACTCCTTAACGTGAAGGCCAGTGACTGGAACTGCTCGGCAGAGATCATCACAGAAGAGGATGATGCCTACAAGGTACAGTGTAGCCGATTCGGAGTAAGAGGAAACCCAGAGCGACCTGTCGCTGCACTCATCCATAGAAGTGGTGAGCGACTCTTGGAGCTATTCACAAGCAAGAGCAATACCGCCACCGTGTCGCTCACCTATGTCGGTATGCCTTCTATCAGTGAAGGCAATATCGATTTGCCCGAAACATTGAAGGATTCCATCATATATATGGCTGGCTATCTTACTTGCATCAGTCTTGGCGATACCGATACCGCAAGCGGATTCCTCGGAGTGGCCAGAAAACTGGCGCATATTGTTGAACCTACGACATCATAAATTATGGCAAAGAAGAAAGAAGAAACAAAACTGCTATCGTTGAGCAGGGTGCTTGACAAGGAAGAACTGGATAGCGTGAAGGCATCCAAGAACCGATTTGACAAGCCATACGAGCGTGCCTTCTCTATCTTGCTGGAGGCTCAGCGATATTACAATAACATGGATAACTTCCGAAAGCGAAGACTGAGAAACAAGCGATACTGCTATGGTGACCAGTGGGGCGATACCATTACGTTCAAAAACAAGTGTGGCTTCAAAAAACGCATCAAGGAGGAAGACTATATACGTGAGCAGGGCAGTGAGCCACTAAAAAGCAACCTTATCAGAAGATTGGTGAAAAACGTATTAGGAGTATATCGCTCACAGAGCAAGGAGCCAACCTGTAACGCAAGAGATAAGGACGAGAGGCGATATAGTGAGACCATGAGCGTGGTGCTGCAATGTAACCGACAACTGAACCGAGAGACGGAACTGGATGCCCGAAACTTGGAAGAGTTTCTGATAAGCGGTGCTGCTATCTATAAGAAAAAATACGGATGGCGAAGAGGTAGGTTGGATTGTTGGACAGACTACGTGAACCCGAACAATTTCATCATAGACAACAATATGAGGGACTTTCGTGGATGGGACGTGAGTTTCTTGGGCGAGGTGCATGACATTACCATCGGCAACGTGCTGAGAGAGTTTGCCAAATCTCCTGATGAGGCTCGTAAGTTGAAGGAGATTTACAGACTTGCCGCTAACAGAGATTTCGTGATTGCAGACTGCACTCAGCGATTCGGAGAGTTCGACCCCAAGACCATCGACTTCATGAATCCTGCAAACCCTTCGCTCTGCCGAGTGATTGAGGTTTGGCGCAAGGAGAGTAAACCGAGATACCGATGTCACGACTATAACAATGGCGATGATTTCAAGATTGATATTGAGGATAAGGCTGACATTGTAGATGCTGAGAACAAAGACCGAATCAGGAGAGGTATGGCTGCTGGAATGCTGGAAGAGGATATTCCGCTGATTGATGCAGAGTGGTTTATGGACGATTACTGGCACTTCTATTACCTTTCTCCATTCGGTGATATACTGAGAGAGGGCGAGACCCCTTATGCGCATGGCGAGCATCCATACTGCTTTAAGTTCTATCCATTCATTGACGGAGAGATTCACAGCTTCGTGGAAGATGTGATTGACCAGCAGAGATACGTGAACCGACTTATCACGATGTATGACTTCATTATGAGGGCGAGTGCCAAGGGTGTGCTGCTCTGTCCTGATGACTGTCTGCCTGACGATATGAGTTGGGATGATTTCTGCGATGAGTGGAGTAGATTTAACGGAGTGGTGAGATACAAGCCCAACACAAGCGGTCAGGTTCCTCAGCAAGTGGCGAACAACTCTACGAACATAGGCATCGGTGATTTGCTCAGCTATCAGTTGAAGTTCTTTGAGGATATATCGGGAGTGACAGGAGCGTTGCAAGGAAAACAAGGAGCATCGGGTACGAGCGGTTCGCTCTATGCCCAGCAGACACAGAACGCCACCATGTCGCTGCTTGATATATTGGAAAGTTTCAGTCAGTTTGTCATTGACGGTGCGTACAAGACAGTGAAGAACATGCAGCAGTACTATGACGTGGCCCGCAACTTCAATATTGTAGGCAGGGCAGGGCAGATTGTCCGCTACGATCCTAAGAAGATACGAGACGTGGAGTTTGACATCAATATCACAGAAAGCACGGCTACACCAGTATATAGACAGATGGCCAACGAGTTCCTTATGACCTTGTGGCAGAATCAGGCTATCACGCTGGAGCAGTTGTTGCAAGTAGGAGATTTCCCGTTTGGTGAGGAGCTATTGCAATCGGTGGCATCCAACCAGCAAGCCATTCAGAACGGTGAGACTCCACAAGGATTCTCTCCTCAGTTGCAAGCACAAGTGGCTCAGGCATCACAGAGCAATCCGAAGGCCCAGGCGATGCTACAGCAGATGATGAGCGGCCAGGGAGTGAGTCCAGACGGACAGACCCCACCACTTGCAGCTTAATTCAGTTATTCATTAAACAGATAATAGTATGATAGCAGACAAACCAAGCGACAATGAGTGGTATGGCAACGGAAACCCCGATACCAGCCAAGGCAGCAATCCCAATAACGGAATAGCTACGGAGACCAAAGGCAGGGAAGCTAAGCCCGAACTTTACGAGAACGATGTATTCGGCAAGGTGTCGAAACGAAAGAAGAACGACATCTGGGCGAGGGGCAAAGAGAAACGAACCAAATTTAAGGACGAATAAAGAAAGGAGGTGTTTTTTATCGTAACTGTATTTGTCTGACACTCAGATAGCTACAGAGATATTTATGAGTTTATGGTGCTGTGTTAAAGATATTCCTATCTTTGCAGCATCATAAACTTTTAAATTTTACAGGTATGAATTTCGTAGAGTTTGTTGAAAAGTATCAGCAGGATATGACTCCTGAACAGATGTTGAGTATAGCCAAGGCTATCGGTAAGTATCTCTCGTGCAAGTTGAGCGATGCAGAGGTGCATCATCTATGTGCGATGGTGCATGGCGTATTGAGTGAAGAGCATTTTGACAAGTATTTTGCCGATGATGCTATCAGTAAGATGTGGTATGAGGACGCAGACGGAACCAGGCACATGGCACCTTTCTTTACGGACGAAGAGATAAAGGAGGTCTTCGATGAACATAAGGATGACATATCAGACTATACCATCCATGACTTGGCGGTAACCATGAATTTACTGAGGAGTGACCATCATGTTCTGCTGGAGCGGTATAGTGAGGATGCAGAGGAGTTGAAAGAAATGGTGGTGTTGATGGCAATAGAATACCTCCAAGACCCTGACTGTCTGTACCCAACGAGCAAGATATGGCACAACATTAACGGATAAGATGATGAATTGGAAGACATAACTTATCTTTGCGTATTATTAATATTTTATAAAAGATAAGTTATGACTCCAAATGTACGTGAAGGATTGCAATATGGTGCAGCTATAGGAATGTTATTGAGCGGTGTTGTCCTCACCTTCCTATCATTCTTTCTCAACAATTATGTAGTGTCGGAAGGCGTGCTGTGGTACGTCAGCCAGACACTGGTTTACTCAGGAGCGATATTCGGAGTAAACGTTTATTTCAAGACCAAGTTAGGCAACTTTGAGAGCAAGGTAAAAGGAGAACTTGCAAGTATAATAAAACAAGTGAAGGAGGGTAAGTAATGAAGGTAACAAGAGAACAGGTTTTGGCTATCATGCCGAATGCCAAGGACAGGGTGGATGCTTTTCTTCCCTATATCAATGGTTATGCAGAGGTTTTTCATATTGATACTGCTCAGCGAATGGCCCACTTCTTAGCTCAGATAGCACATGAGAGTGGCGAACTGAGATACACCAAGGAACTCGGCAACAAAAACTACTTTCGTAAGTATGATGTCGGGAAGTTGAAGAATATGCTCGGGAACCTGAAAGATGGTGACGGTTACAAGTATCGTGGTAGAGGATTGATTCAGATCACTGGCAGAGCCAACTATCAGGCTTTTCAGAACAGCAAATATTGCTCCGACGATATTATGGAAAACCCCAAGCTGTTAGAGCTTCCCCTGTTGGCAACCAAGAGTGCGATGTGGTGGTGGTGGAAACACGGTCTGAACAAACTGGCCGACAGTGATTGTATTGTGGCTATCACCAAGACTATCAATGGAGGGACCAACGGATTGGAATCAAGACGAAAGTTCCTTGCAAGAGCAAAGAAAGTTTTCAAAGTTTAGCCTATGAAGACAAAGTGGTATGATTGGCAAGCAGCACCCTACGTGATTGGCCTTTTGCTGGTGGTGGTTCTTTTGTCGGGATGCAGAACGAAGTACATTCCGATGGAAAGAGTTGTATATCAGAATGCGATAAAGCACGATACGCTGCATACTTCCGACAGTGTTTTCGTGCGTGATTCTATATATCTCAGACAAAAGGGAGATACGTGTTATCTTGACCGATGGCATGAGAAAACCGTCTTTAAGAATGTGTATATGGTTAAGGTAGATTCCTTTCTGAAAAGAGATTCCATCCAAGTGCCCTATCCTGTAGAGAAGGAGTTATCAAAATGGGAGCAGTTTCAGTTGAAGTATGCAGTGTGGTCGTTTGGCGCACTCTGTATGCTGCTTATCATATTAGGTTATAAACTCTATAAAAAGATAAAGAATGGCAGATTTCACATTGACAATCAAGAAAAATGACATCTATGAAGAGGTGGCGAAGACCACTGCCTACATAGGCAAGAAGACAACCGTAGAGGATGGTAAGTCGGCTTTCGACCAGATATTCGTGACGGAAGCAGACTTAGCAATGATAGAGCGGTTTTTCAACGAGTCGTTAGATGCACTAAGAAACGTTCTGAAACGATTTATCTCAGGTGGCTCAGGAGTAGACGGGACCATCAACTGGGAACTTGAGATGCCCAGCAGATTTGATGGCAACCTACTCAGTTCCATCAACTCGTCAGCCAACTCGTTCTTAGTAAACAGCATTATCGGGAAATGGTGCGAGATAGCCGCAAACGAAAAGGCAAAGGAATATGCAGATAACGCTGTTGCATTATTGCTCGACATTAAGGATAAAGCGTTCTACAAAAAGAAACCGACACGAACAAAAATATCATAGTATGGCAAGAAAGAGTTTAACGATTACGTTGTATATGAGTGAACTCATATACGACTTTCAGAATAAGGCGTTCCTTACAGGACGCAGTAGAAGAGCTGCCAGTATGGATGCTGAGGCGGCAAGTAATATCCAGGCGAGCGATGATGACGAAGACAAGAACCAAGCATTGCGTAGCATTCAGAATGCGTACAGTCAACTGCTTGTTGCGTTGAGTGAGTCAGTACAAACAGACACAGGTACTACTGCGTCTAACGAGTTGATAAGTGGCGATACCAATATCACCATCAACCTCTCCCTTCCGTCTAACTATCCACTCGCCTTGAAGGATGCGCTTACCAGTTCCATCCATGACTACATTATCAACAAGGCCTTGATGGACTGGTTTATCATTACCAATCCTGACGAGTCGAAGACTTATTCAGAACTGTCGATAGCCGCTATCAAGAATCTTCATGAGACCTTTAACAGACGTGAGAGACCCAGCAGGACAACTCCCAACGTATAAGGAAGGAGGTCATCATGAAAGAATGCAGAGTATGCAACCTTGGGTACAAGGTGATGATAGAGCTTCAGAAGAAGGAGTTGATTTTTGACATCAAGAATACGGCTGCCGTTTACGCTGATTCCATCTCCAGTTCTGTAGAGGATTCCCATTCTATCCACAATATCTACGATGTGGGTGAAGATGGCAACAGAGATAAGTTAGCAAGGATTCTTGATTCAGCAGTAGAAGACTGCAACGAAATGCTTTTCAGATATACCAAGATGGAAATGCTTGGTGGCGGCTTCGATTCCAATGAGTGGGAAGAATGTATAGGTTCGCCTACAAACGAGGAAGAAGCCTACTATTTGGCGATGAGAATACCGCAGGGCTTCTCTAAGACGAGCGTACATACCATGACGGTATATATCCATGACTATATAGTAAATCAATGCCTATACGAGTGGTTGATGATCGTTTATCATGATGGTGCTGATAGGTTCTGGGCACTCGTTGAGGAGAAGAAACAGAAAATTAAGGAAGCAAGCAATCGGTCGGCTGGTAGGGCAAGAATTGCTTTACATCCATTTTAGAATTAAACAAGGGTAGCTATCCATCACGGACTGCTACCCTTTATTATTTATAATGAAAAAGAAAATTTTTTATCTAAGTTTGTTCTGTAATCTTTCTTGGAACTCTGCAGATAGACCGCTTATAGATTCGTTTGTGGCAAGATTGCCAATGAGTGCAATCCTGAAATATTTGTATGGAGAGCCAGCCATTCCTCTAAGATATTCGTTTATTGATGTTTTAATGAGATACCAGTCGAAGAGGTTATTACTTCCATACAAAACCATGGCGCACTTGCCATTTGTTTCTTTTCGGAAATATCCTCTTGCTATGCAAGTAAATATAGTCTTGTAAACCTCTTTGTCGCTTATAGTAAGAGGTCTGCTGCAAAGGAAATAAGGAGTATTGGAATATGGTTCATCTACATATACATTAAGAATCTTGCCCTCCTTATTGGTAGCGTATGACTCTGGATATATGTTAACTCGCTTGTTGAACACATTCTTCATTGTTCCCCACATCTTACTCTTCAACGAACAAACGTAAGCGTATGCTTGGTTCGGGTTAAAGACAATGATACGATTATTGTAGTAGTCGTAAATCATATCAGCCGATTTAAGATAGTCCTTGAAACGGATATAACTTATCTCTCCTGACTCTGTTTCGTTGGTGGCTATAATCTGTTTAGCGTACTTCATTTCCATGAAGTTGAAAGGATAACCATCAAGTTGGTCTGTAATACAGATAGAATTTCTTCCTTGCTGCATCATGATACCTCTATTGGTTGGATAGAGTACTGCATCATCTATCTGCAAGATTCCGTTTGGATTGGAACAGATTTCTCGGTTGGCTGGTTGGCGAGCCACATAGGTTCCTTCTCCACTCAACATTAATACCCATACTCCTTCATCTGTAAAAGCGTAGAGTGGAGCATCACCAAACTGACCTTCGCTGATTGGTCGGGTGTTAGCTGCCAGTGCTGAGATAATAGATGAACCTACTTGTACGCTATTCTTTGCAGGGAAGATTAGAGGATTCTCAGCTTCGCTTACTTTTACAACAGAAGTATATGGAATTGCATTTGTATTTGTTTTATAGTTTTCGTATTTGCTGACAATATTATTCCATTCCTCTTCTGATGATTTCTCCCATGGCAAAGCAAATTGCGGTACGTTTTCCTTTCCTTCTCCTGCTACGTAAAAAGAAAATGCTGTAGTTTCGGAAGAATGCAAGTTAACCGTAGATTTATAAAACAAAGAAGTTCCAGTCTTTTGGTAGAATGTGATTTCAGATACATTTAAGATTGGTACACATACAAAGTAATATAGTCTTGCACCTAAATTATCAACCTTGCACCAAAATTCTTTGTTTAGCGCTTTCACTCGAACTATTCCCTCTGTATTTAATTGTGCATCGTCTGGCAAGTTTGATGTTTTAGGAGTGATGTTACTTACCAAATCAACATTATATCCTTCTTTTACGTTCCCTACATGAAGTCTATTATTGAATGTAATCGCACATTTACCTCCTAAATCTGAACGATATAGGTTAGCCAAAGGTAATGACTCTTCTGTTCCCTCAACTCTTTTGAGTTGTAGTTCTTTGCCAAATTCATCTTTACTGATAAATAGTGAATGATAGAATGATAGGGAATCTATGGCATTGGCTGCTTCCTTTCCTGACATCATTGTGAAAAACATATCACCTTGGTCTCTATCATTTAATTCTGGTACAACGTATTTGGCTGCTGCTGATTCTAAATTAACGAAAGATTCGGCTTTGCTTAAAAAAATATCAATGCCTTGTATAAGATTTGATATTTTATCAAGATTATCTATGTTTGCGCTAATAGTCCAAGATGCTATTGCTGGTCCAATCGACGAAAATCTCTTGTTATAAGGGTCAACAAAAACAGAAGCTAAAGTTTCATTACGAAAGTCAAGTTTAAAAATATTGGAAATGCTGTAGTATGTACCATCGTATAATCTGATAGCTGCTACTCCAAACACAAAATACTTTTGCCATTGTTTTCCTTTGTTGGACAAAGTCTTGTTAATTTCAGCGTCAAACATGTTGAAAACCTTCGAGACTTGGTTTACGTTCATTCCAGTTATCTTTCTACCAGAAGAACTGCTTTCATAAGTAACATAGTCCCAAAATTCATCACCTAGCGAGATTTCTGCTGTACCACCGTGCTGATCAAGTTCTTTAAAATCGATTTTGATTCCATAGTTAAAGTTATCTCTATCAAATAGCTGATAATTATCGCCAATCCAATATAAGTATTTGATAGATATTTCTCCAACAAAATTAACTATATTGCCTACTGCTGTAACTGCATTGGCGTGGAATCCGTTTAAGTCGATGGTGTTCTTGGTTCCGTCACCACCTTTCTCCATCCAGTACCAAGTATCATCTGATTTACGGATGATGTAGTGAGAGTGAATCGCTTCATCGTGTGTTACCTTATGTACCAGTTCGATGGTGTCGTCTGCATCAAGCGTGATATTTTGCTCAGCTACCACAGGCTGATGAATAGGGTGGAGTGCCCCATCCTCATTGATGAGGTTGAGGCAGGTTGCCAACTCGCCATCCTGACAATTATAGTCGGATGGAGAGTTGGTGAGTCCTTTGAATATTACATCTTGTCTTGTCGCCATGTGCTCGAATTTAAGTTTGGTCGAATGATTTCGTAGTATGGCTCGCCTTTGCCTGACTTGCGTGGAATACAGGTCAGGCGAACCATTCTGTTGAGCGGAAGATTGTACTCATCAAGGATGGCGGTGACGGAAGGGCGGTCACTTCGAAACCCCACCTTCTTATGCTCCTGATTGAATTGAAGCTGAGTGAAGGCGGTGTTTGTCTTGCAAAGTTCTTCCCAGTCCTCACGCATACAGAATCCGTATGTTCCTCTGTCTGATAACCTGAACACGAAGACGAAATGGTCTGTACGTTCCTTCTGCATGATATGATCGTAGATACCCTTGGAGAGTGTGACAGAGTTCGCTCTTCCGTCCAGTATCACAAAATTGTTGCGATGTCTGAAACCATTGACTTTATCTATTATATATTTGAATTTCATTGCACAAATATAATAAGTAAATTGATAAGATATTTATTATCCGTTAACTTTATATCCGACACTACTTGTTGGCCAGCTCCTTCGCCTCTTCAAGCGAAACAGGCTTTCCGCTAAGAGGAATACGGAAGTCGAACTTGGAACGGAAGGAGTAGTAACCCACGAAATCGAAGCTATGTTTCATGCGCTCGTCTGTGGTGATGTACTTCTTATAAGCCTCCACTTCCTTTTCAGAGCGATAGATGGTAGAGTTGACGAAGTAAGAACTGGTTCCCTTGTTTGCGATAACTGCAATAAAGAACTGCTTGCCAAGGAATTTTTCCTTGATACGCTGGATAATTGAGATTTTCTTTGTATTCATATAAAATTTGATTGATTGTTATGATGAATGCAGACAGGCTGCACTATTCTATAGCGCAAGATACGATGCAATCTTCTGTGTTGATGCCACGATAGTATTCACATCGCTGGCAAGCAAGGCTGCCAACCATCAGGGCCTCATTGGTGTATCTACCTTGAATACCGAATGGGCATGGAGTGGTGTACTCGAAGTGGCCACCAACAAATTCGTTGAGATTATATTTTGGATATTTCATTTTGTTGTTTTGTCTATATACACTAATCTATGATATTTAAATGTCCCAGCCAAGCTAAAGCCGCACGATTTTGGCTCAGGGCAGAATCCTCTGTAAACGCATTGAGGAACGCAAGCGGATGCAAGATAAGGCTCTATTTGAACCAACTCGTCAATCACCTTATACCATATCTCTCTTGTTTCCTTGGATGCCTTATTGCATAGTCTCAGCTTCGAGATATTGATAATCTCCTGGGCGTTGAGAGATAGTTGCAAGTTGACCAAATCATCCTGCCGCATATCGTGGCGAGATACTTTGGAACCAGTAATATCTGGTCTTAATGTAGAAACGAATGGCTGAGCATGAACGTGGCGTACAAAGTGATTGCTCACCCAGTATGGTATGCCGTACATCTTAATATCAAACTCCAATTCTCTGAGCGGTGAATGCTCGCTGAGGATCATCTGTTTCTTGAACTCATCGCTTGGCTCATGTCCTAACGACTTCTTGCCTTGCGTGAACCGAGCGGCATCAACGACACGTTGCCAGTCGGTTACTTTTGTAATTTCTATTTTCATAAGTTACTTCTTCATATACTATTCTTCTTTAAGTTCTACATCATCACCAAGGACCTCATTGATTTTCTTTTCGATGAACTCATCAGAAGTATTCTCCTCTATTATAGTATCAATGTTTGGTAACTCTGCATCAACTTTGTCTTCTTGTATTTTTGAGGTAAGCATACCAATTACTAATTTCGCCCAAGGACTATTAGCTATATCTGTCAATGAATCCTTTTGAAGGTCATAAGCTTTCTTCAACTCTCCGTTATCACGGAAATATCTGAGTACTTCCGTCAATGCAGCAACAAAGTTTTTGTCTGCCATCTGTTCAGTCTTTGCTTCTTTCAATTTAATCATTAGGAAGAGTAAAGATGAATGTAAATCTGTTTTGTTCATAAGCTATAATTATTTAAGTTCTACTGGCTCATCATCCCAGCTTAATTCTCTTCCGATGAGCTTCTTTATAGTTCCTTTGGGAAGTTCTACGTAGTCGTACACTCTATTTTCGTATTCGCAAAATGTTGGCGCCCATACACAATTAAGTCGTTCTGGCATTGCCTCATAGATGTATTCGTCACCATTCCAATTAACTGCTACCCATGCCATAACTATTCCTCCAACTTTAAATCAGTTCCACTATTACGACTTTCCTTTAAGAAGTTATTAACTTCTTCCTTATAGGAGTAACCGCAATCCTTCTGTAGAGCCTTTATCTTCTTGTAGCCAATACCTGCTTCACGGCAAAGTTCTGCTGCCAAGCTATAGTTTTCGACATAGCCAATAACGTTCTGAATGACCGACCACTGGCCTCGCTCGAAGTCTGTAATGCTATCATCTTTTAAACGACCTAATGCTTTATCGCACAGGCCACACATTCTTGCCATTTCTTTTCTAAGCTGTTCAAAGGTGTACTGGCTCCAGTGATAAGTAAGATAGCTTGCGCTATTCAATGCTTCTTTAACTTTGTTGTCCATAACTATTCCTCCTCTTTCAAATAAGGGCAAATCACTACCTTTCGATAGAACTTACACTTATCCTTGTAATCACAAAAATCACAAAAACAATACGCCATACTATTCAACTTTTACGCCAAAAGGAACTCCATCAGCAAAGGTGTAAATATCAAACAACTGCTCATATAAAACAGAGCCACAACTAAACATAACGCCATCGTTATGTACATAGTTTATTACTGTTCGCACATTTCGTTCTTTTTCCTTCACCCACCCAAACGGCTGATGTTTCAGCATTTCAGTCCAGCACTCTTTTGCGTCCTTAAATGGACGGTACTTTGGCTCTTGCTCTGGCTTGATACGATACTCAAGACTATTCACACACCAAATTTCATTCGTTTCGGTCCATTTGTTCGGAATGTCTACAGCACCTTTTATACGGTTTAATTTGGCCCTACACTCAATAACCTTCCCTTCTACAAATGCCTGCATAATAGGCAATAGATATTTCGCTTCTTCTTTTATCATATCAACCCTCCAACTTTTTAATTAATAAATTACTTTTCTTATTAAATGGTTTATAACCACTACGTAAATACCAATATAGAACAAATCTATCAGATTCATCTTTATTAAATTCCAATCCGATTGTCTTCACTCCATTCAACTTAGCTTGTTGTTCTGCGAGTTGTAATAGGCTTTTTGCAACACCATTTCTTCTATGATTATTATCTACAAAGAGTGCATATATTAGAGCATCAGCTTTGCCGAAAATATCACTAACATATAACGGAATGGATATTTGAACCGAACCAAGATTTTCTTCATCAGTTATTAAAATCCTGATTTCGTCCTTCCATGTCTGCTTTTGTATCATACTAATCCACCAACTCTTTAAGTGCCTCCACTAACAATATCTTAGCTTTTGTCGTACATGGATATGGCGCTTCATCAATAGCAGTTTGGGCTGCTTTAATATATTTGATAGCTTTTTCTTTACTCATTGTTTATCCTCCTTGGTTTCTTTTTATTATTATATTATTTTATGAACGCCATCCAAATAGTTTGATTCTTAGACGTAGTGCGATGCCCGAAAATTGGCTTATAATCAGTAATCGCATTGAGTATGTCGCGAACCTTTATCTGCTGTTCGTTCCACTTGAATATTAGCGTTCCATTTGTTTTAAGTACTCTCATACCTTCGTGGATTGAGTCGTTTATGAACTGTTGCCAATTTTCGGGCAGCTTACCATATTTCTTACATAGCCAGGAGTTCTGACCTACTTTTAACAGATGAGGAGGGTCGAAAACTACCATGTCGAATGTCTCGTCTTTGAATGGTAAATCCGTGCAATCAGCAATTATATCGGGCACTACATCCAATTTCCTTCCATCACACAAAGTATCATGAACTTTTCTTATATCTGCGAAAAGTACATTGGGGTCTTGCTTGTCGAAATAAAACATACGTGAGCCGCAGCACATATCTAATATCCTTTTCTTCATGTTCTCTTCTTTTTACCCTCTCCCTTTTACAGGAGAGGGTGGTTAGTTACACTGTTACTTCAACGAATTCTCCGTTTTTGAGTTGATACCAAGTGTCAGCCTTGATGTTTTCGCCGTCAACGTACTCTGTCTTAACGCAAACTGGAATATTACGATTCTTCTCGTCATTCCATTCCCATTCTGCAAGTGTTATCCATGAGCCAATCTTTGCTTGCGCTCTGGAATTATTACCAGCACACATGATAACAGAATCTTCTCCAGTGCTATTAATCTGAGCAGAGTAGCCTGATGAGCCAATCTGAGCAGAGTCGCCTGATGAGCCAATCTGAGCAGAGTCGCCTGATGAGCCAATCTGAGCAGAGTCGCCTGATGAGCCAATCTTAGCAGAGTCGCCTGATGAGCCAATCTTAGCAGAGTAGCCTGATGAGCCAATCTTAGCAGAGTAGCCTGATGAGCCAATCTGAGCATAGTCGCCTGATGAGCCAATCTTAGCATAGTCGCCTGATGAGCCAATCTGAGCAGAGTAGCCTGATGAGCCAATCTGAGCATAGTCGCCTGATGAGCCAATCTGAGCATAGTCGCCTGATGAGCCAATCTTAGCAGAGTCGCCTCCGTTATCATTCTTCGCAATATCTGTCTTAACCTTTGTTGGTGAGGTAATGTCTTTCAGCCACTCGACACCGACCTTAATGATGTCTGCCAGCTTCAACTCAGCCTTAATCTTGATACGAGAAGAGCATACCTTTGTTGAATTTCCTTCTTCATCAATCTTACCAGACTGTTCTACTTCTGCAAAGCGAGATCTAAGCATATCGTAGTGGTCCCATACTTCCATTGGAGACTTGCAAGCATGAAAACCTCGATCGCAACACTTGATTTCTTCGTCCATTTCGTACTCTTTTCCAACTTCATACTGGAATCCACGGCATTGCATATTCTTGTCGAATGCCTTGTACGATTTGATTACTTTTTCACTCATATATTACTATCTATTTATATCCTTTGTAGGATGGTTAATAACTAAAGTTCATCAAACTCTTTCTGAAATCTCTGTTTTGTTTCTTTTAAAAGTTGTGTATATTTAGAATAAAACTCTTTGTCACATTTCGATAAGCTATTAAGATATTCTCCGATGGTTTCATTAGTATGCCTATGGCTACATAAAAGCGCATCTACATTAGGGATCAAGCACTTTGATAAAAGATTTGCTCTATTTAATTTATCTATATCCATGTCTCTTTTTTTTATGCCCGAAGGCGGTTAATAACAGCGTCTTATCTCAACTTTCCACTCCTTAGAAGAGAACTTCTTTTTGAGGTTTTTAATTAAACTCTCTATCTCTTGAAGAGATTCAAAGGCATTAACTAAATCTCCTGCTTGATACGGGAAATCCCATCTACGTGGTTGTTCGTCTATCTCTTTCTGAGTGAGTGGTCTAACAAACTCCCCTTTGATGGTTTGATATTCATTTGGAATTTCAATTCCTCCCAAATATCCACTTACCGAGTTGCTATCACACACATTGTTTACATTAATACACAATGTAGCGTAATAATGTATTGCGCCACCGCAAAGACCTGCAAAAGAACGAATTTCAATGTTCACAATTCTCTTTCCGTCTTTAGTATAGCTACCCGTAGTTGTATATATTTTCTCATGGAGATTAAACTGAAATCCTTCTCCAATATTCTGAGGAATAACCCCAGTTATCTTAGATATATCAAATCCCTTTTCTATTCGTAAATAGTTTTTTTTATTCATATGCTTTACTTTTAGAAACGCCACCTACAACCACCTACAAATAGTTTATCTTTTAATTCGTTGCAGATGTTATAATATTCTTCTTCTGTGATATTGTATTTATCCAACACTTCCTTTGTTGGAGACTTTGCGTTTCCTTCATTATGGTCATATATTTCTCCAAAATCCATACGATTGGCATCCTTACCATTAATAGTGAATATCTCTAATTCACAAGGTAATGCATGAACAGGTTTGATAACTAATTCCATACAGTTTATTTTTTACGATGATTATACTTCTTAATAGCATCATTCTTGGAAGCTGCCATAATCTTAACACCATTGGTTGTGAACTCATGCTGCGCCTTTGGCTGACATTTCTGCTTGTCAGAAGGACTCAATACCTTCTGTGTATTAAGTTTAGGACTTGAAATTCCAAATGGGTGCTCACTTGCATATGCAGAGGTAGCAATAGACATCAAAGCTAAATTCATTAATTTTCTGTTCATACGCCTATTCTTTTATATATTCGTTTACTTCACCCAAAACCTTTGTTATCAGGTTCTTTAGAATCTTCAATTCATCATTCGAATATGTAGCTATTGGATAACCATCAAGGGTAATATTACCACAACTACTGCTTATCTTTAACGAGTGTTTGTTTTCTTTCATTTCTCTCCTTCCTTTGGAAGCAAATCGTTAACATAAAGCCAGTGAGTAACACCATGAGAAACAACAAACTCTTTCCAATTTGTGTTTGGTCTTAATAGCATAGGAAGTACACCAGACTCACTTGCTTTTGTTTTCCCCAAGATATAGGTTCTTATCGCTTCGTGATTAGGCTCTTCCTCAGCAGGATGCCACAAATTCTTCAAGAACTCATGGATAGCCCAGCGAGCACCTTTTCTAAAACCTTCTGCTATAAACGGAGCATCCTGTGAAGCAGGATATCTATTGTTGCAATAATATCTTGCAGCTTCTTCTATTTTCTTATTATCTATCATAATTATCTTCCTTTCTTACTATTTTTATCCAATATCTCTTTAATCTCGAAATATTGAGCCTTTACAAATTTTTCTATCTCTGACTTGGTTATTCTACCAATAACTGAAATATACCCATCCCTTACAGATACTGAGAAATAATCAGTATTGATAAAACTAATGTTAACATCTATGCTTTCATCATTCATAATCTACCCTTTCTTTTTCTAATTAATAATTTTCTTCTCTCCCTGCGTTTTGTTTTCCCATCTTTAGGAATATCAACGCATTTTAGTTTTGGAAGGAGATAATAAGGTATGTAATCTATTAAATCTTTATTTTCCATAATTACTTCTCCGCATCTTTAATTGTACCTAACAATGATTCATTGCCGATGTAAGGAATGCAGAATTTCCAAGAACCACCCACACAGTGATAAACAATATTAGGACCCTCAGTTTTAAAGCCAAATAAATCAACTTCCCAATGGTAAGTTTTTCTATCTCTTACCAACACCTTATCAAATGGCTTGAGTTCAACCTTTGTCTTCAAATCAACAATGGCTTTCTTCTCAGCATCCCAAGCCTTGCCTTCCTTTGCTAAAGCTTCAAAGAGCTGCTGCTTCTCTTCTTCTGTAGCATAACGCTTAGAAAGACCTCCATTATCAGATAAAAACCCTCTTTTTGTCATTATAACAAGATTATCTTCAGGCAATGTTGCATAATGATAAATGCGGTCACCTTCTTGATTCTTATATATCATTATGAAATTACAAGATACAATTCTGTCGGTGATATACAGTATATCTCCATCCTTGAACTCAGGCTGTTTTTCAATCTCCAAAGTTTCACGATTGAGTTTGCCACCCAATTTTTCCTCGATGGTATTGATGTAGGTTTGAGCAACTTCTTTGTTATCTTCAATATGATAGTTTTGTGTATTCTGCATATTCAAACAAGATATATGTCTCTTTTTACTTACACTAATCCAGTGTTTACCTTCAAATATAGTATAATCATCTTTTGAGAAACCCTTAAAGATTATAAGGCTATCACTATCATTGCTAACCAAGACATCACCTTTCTTCCAATCGAATTTGCGCCAGTCACGCATTTCTTTTGAAGGAAGAAGAATCTGTAAACCATCAGGACATCCTCTTACAGTACCAAATTCGGAATAACCACGATGGCAAGTAGTATTATTATCGGTCTCATTTGTACACCAAACTACTGTTTCTGTATCTGTAGTACTGATTGTATCTAACTCTACATCTCTATTATACAACCAGTCGTACAATTTAGTTCCTTGCGGTTTATCTTTAAGAATTTCCGCTATATTAATTTCTTTTCCCATAATCGTATTGTTTAGTTTTTGAAAATTGCATCCAAGATTTTGCGGAAGTTAGGGTTGTCGATGGCTGCCTGCGCATCGTTTTTGTTCTTAAAATAGACATCGTTTCTAACAGAACCACCACAATATTCAATATCATATTTTTCTCTAAGAGTATCGTACCAAATAGAAAATTTTAAGCTATCTGGGTTTTTCCAATCAGGCTTCCAATCTCCATTGTAATATCTTGCTATATTCATAAGGCGATCAGTAGCACAGAGTTTGAAAGCATTGTTATCATCAACAGGTATGCCTGTTCTGTTTCCTTCAAGATCTAAAGAATTCTCTATATCTTCATAGGTCAATTCTTTCATCTTGAACTTAATAACGCCAGCATCAAAGTTGCTATTCTGTAAATCTATCTCCATCCCATCAGGGATATTGATAGTAAGTTGGTTATCTTTGATTTCCATACATTTGATTTCTTAGAATTAAACATTAAGGTTGAATAAATGCTTCCATATATTGTATAGCCCTTCCAATTTCATGTTCTATTATGTTGTTAATTTCACGTATCTCTTCGTTGTGTTTTACAATCTTATTTTCGAGAGATAGAGAAACATTCGTAAGTCTTTTCTTAGCAACATTCATTACACCAAAAGGAAACGACAACCGTCTATTAAAAGCGCGTTGTTCATCTTTGAGTTTCTTGTCAAATTCTTCTTGAAGATGCTTACGTTTATTTACGTATTTTTCAAATTCCTCTTCGTATTCACGAATTGTATTGTTTAGCGTGTCTTTTTCCTCCTGACTAATCTTACTCTTAACCTCTTCACGCACATCATCAAAGTTGACAAATTCCTCGGAAATATCTCCTTTGTCTAAAACACCTCTCGTAAAACTAAATACTTTAGGACGTTTAACTGTTCTGATAATAACCTTTGAGGAACTTTTTAGTTCGATGTTCTCTTTCATTATTTTCTCGAACTCGTCATTATGTTTACGAAGCAAGTCATATTCTTCTAAATCAATAGTTACTGTTGCCATAATTACTTCTCCTTTTTAAGTTTTTATACCTCTAATCATTCTTGATTTTGAACTTTCGTGAATCTTAATTTCTCATTATATGTAACTTGACAACTTTGTTTGCCATGAGCGGCTGCTGGTTATTGAATTTCTCGATAAACTTTCGTTCCATCTGCTCGGGGAAGATGGATCTGGTCGGCTTTGGGATGGTGATAGTCGCTAACGTTTTGCTACCATCACTCAAAGTCATCAAGCATTTTCTTGTGATTTGTTCTGTTTCTAACATATTATATCCTCCTAATATTTATATCCGTGTAGATACGGACGGGTTTCGTTGTACTTCATTTTCAACCTGATATGTTCCATCAGGTTGATATTGTTACTGTGGGCAATCGCAAAGATGTCAACCAGTATCTCTTGAAGGTGTTTGACGAGATACCAGTTGGGAGAATCATCTAAGTCACAGACTCCTATCTTTTCGATGAGTCTGTATAGGTCTTCGACTAAATCAAACCCAAAGATAAATTCAGCCAATTTGTATTCGTCTATCAGATCTTCGTCTTCCATAAGGTCTACTTTCTCGCTATCCATGATGCTACCCAAGAGTGAGAGAATACGAATAGCGATGTCGGCAAACTCGGACTCTACTGTACCTTCCAGTGTGTTTTTGTAGGCGGTAGGAATATCCCTGCCCATTTCAATCTCGCTTTCGTAGTCTTCGATGGAGCCATGTCTGTCTTTTCTGTCCGCTTGCAGCACTTCACTCATTTCTACGATAATGAACATCAGGTGAAATGTAGTACCAGTGCCAGGGTAGAAGCCCTTGTTATTTGCTGACTCAAAGGCTTGTTTAGATAATACCTCCAAGTCTTTCTTTGTAATTATTCCTAACTTTTCTTCCATATTGATTTTGATTTATAAATTTCTGATAGTGAATGCCGTATCGTTGAGTGTTCTGCACCAGTCTATCTTGCCTTCTGCGTATAACTCATTCAGGGCTTGCTGCGGCTGATGGATTCCATGATTGATAATTTCGGTGGTAAGAACGTGGCAGGGGACGATGTGTGCCGCCTTACGCTCGGACAGAATATCAGCGATGATGGCTAAGACTTGTTCTTTTTCTTCTTGAAAGGAAATAATTGGTTTCATCTATGATTGAAACTTGTGTAACTTTATCTTGAAACATTAATTTAGATAATTCTCCTGATACATCGTAGTACCAAAAATCATCTAAAAGATACATTCCTGTAAGACATAACTCATTATATTTAATAAGTAAATCTTTTCCAGATAAGAGCCTTTTATTATGAATTTTTCTTTTAGTTTCAATTTTTATCCATTCCATAAGCTAAAAGAGTGATAGCTGACCGCTCTTGTCGTGATAGTGTTTCCCTGAGGGAAATATCAGTTCCTCGAACATAGCAGTCAGGCAGTTGGTGACTATTGAGTTTCCTGCAAGGGCATAGAGTTTACTCTTACAGATGATGGGTGATCCATCTTTCTCCTTGCTCAGGAGTTTGTCTATGTCAGCTTCATGTACTCCCATCAGTCGGAAACAATCTCTTGGAGTGTACTTCCTGATTGAGATGGAGTATTTCTTGCCGTTGGGTGCGGTGTGAATTATTTCTTTGTTCATTGTGGTTACGAATGTCATGTTTGACGTATCAATGGTTGTCTTGATGGTAGGGGGAGATACCTCTTTAATGATTAATACTAAGTTGTCTGTGAAGAAACTTGTGATGGTATTACTGAGTCCATCGGTACGTGGCGTTCTATGTTTCATCTTTGCTTGGAAGCTGCACTTATGAGTGTCGTATGCTTTGCGTAGTATCCTTCCTTCGGCTGTGCGTTCCTTGTAGAGGATGGCTTTTCTCATATCTCTTTAATGATTAAGAATAAAGGAATACATCCCCCCCATGGCCCATGGCAGAATTGAGGGTAGGAGAGATTCCTTTAGTGGAATAGACCCTGGTATTCTGTTCGATTCTGCCTTTAATATGGAGGTTTGCCAGCTTTATAATTTTGTCACACATTCTTTTATTTTTAAGATAAATGTATTTTGTTCAAAGGATGCTGTTGTGATGGTTGGTGATATTCTTGTTTCAAACAAACCACCTTTAAAACTTCCATGTTTATTTCTGTATATTATCATACTGGTTTGATGATTAAAACTCCACTGGCACGACTTCCTGTTTGTGAAAGAAAGTTGGCTAAACTTGTCTTGTAATAGCTACTGCGGATTGTTCTACTCATACCTTCTACGTCTGAATTAATGAGTAGTTTCCTACTTATAGTTTTTTTATTATCAGTACCCCCCTAGGGAAATGGTCAACGCCAAGAAGATTAGCTATGCTGATTCCTGCTCCAAACGATGATGTGATGGCAGGGGAGCATCCGTCAGCCGTTTTCGGTATTGAAATCTTCGGGGTGGAGTTTTTGGATTGATTCATTGATGTCTGATTTGGAGAGATACTTTTCGAGAAGGGGTTGGGACATGAAATATTCTTGAGATACATTGTCTTCAAGTATGTCCTCAACCTTTGTGGTGAGTGGTATAGGTGAAGGAAAATGATACTCAGGGTTCGGGTCTTCATCTGTTCTTAGAATGGAAAAGACAAATATTCGCTCTCTGTTCTGAGGAATACCGTAGTCCTTGGCGTTAAGAACTTTGTAAAATGACGCATAACCAAAACTCTCCAAATCTTTGAGATATTTGAGAAAGAAGGGCAGCATTTTCTTGGTGAGCAGTCCTTTGACATTCTCCAACATCACATACTTGGGGTGCTTTGCTTCTATCATACGTCTTTCCTGAAAGATAAGTGACGATCGTGTTCCGCTGCCTTCCTCTGCGCCTTTCCTCAGTCCTGCCATAGAGAAATCCTGGCAGGGTGAAGACCAACTGATGAAATCGAAGTCAGGAACCTCGTTCCAGTCTATCCTTGTCACATCACCGAAATTAGGAGCTTCCCATCCGTGAAGCAGCCGATAAGCCTGAATGGCAGATGGCTCTATCTCGGATATGCCCACCACCTTGAAATCAAAATCAGGGTGTTTTTCTTTCAGATACTTAAACGAAAGAGACTGACTACCATATCCTGCGAAAGCCTCGAAGACTCTTAGTGGATGCTGTTTGTTGTAGTTGCTTGTTGTTATCATTCTTATAACAGATTTGTCGGGATGCCAAGCCGTGCAAAGGTCCCGTTGTCACGATATATCTCCAACTGCGTTTTGCATAAGCTATCTGGATTTCTTTGCAGAAGCTCCAGCATGCCGATAATGCGTTTACGAAGAACGTTGTCCTTTGTTTTGTCGGTATGCAACTCCTGTTCGGCCTTTGTTTTTGCGATAAGCTGGCTTATCTCAGAAGGATGCACGTTGGCGGCTACTGGCGGTTCTTTTGCTCCTATAAGTTCGTCCTCCCATCCTCGCTGGTTAAGGAAAGTTTGGAAATTCTTGCGATACTTCTTGTCGGGTTGGGAGAGTACATAGAGAGGAATATACTCTATAGCAACCTTGCGGTCTTTCTTGCTCATAGAGTTCCACTTCTTTTCCAACTTAGACTTGCAGCCAACCTTCTTTTCGTATAAGTTCCATGCCCGATCAAAGGTGTATTCGTCTTTGACCTCCCTGGGTGGAGGAGTAACTTTGTAGCCGTTTTCTGTAAGAAATTGTATGGCCTGTCTGATTGCTTCTGTCATAGTTCACCATTTAGATAATTGTCGATTGCTTGGATAAACTCGTCTATAGAACGGATGATGATGTACTTTCCTCCGTGCCGCTCCACTTCGCACTGAAACACCTTTTGCTCTGGCTCTTGTCTGCCTTTCGGTGTTTTGTTTTCGATGCAGAGGAAACCGAATTGAGAGGTACGCTTTAGGAGCAGCATATCAGAAACTCCTGCCTTCATGCCTTCTTCTTTCAGCCATGCGGCTTGTCGGGAGGTTCGCTTACCACCATTAGGAACGGCAAAGAAGACGCCCTCAAGGTCAGGATATACCCCACGGATATACCTGACCTCTGCGGCCTGCAAGTTATGCTCATCATAGGATGCTCGCTTGCGTATCTTCTTGTCTTCCTGTTCTAACTTTGCCTTGATTTCTGCGTAACTTGTCATTACCAGTCGGTTGAGAAAAGGTCGTTGAGAGATTCTTTACCCATCAGACGGATGGCTTCCTTTGTAAGGTCTTCGTTTTTGAAGTAAACGCTTGCATCGTTTATTGCCTGATTATATCGAGTAGAGAAACTTTCTCCATCCTTAACGATACACCATTTTTTTTCGCGGCTGAGAAAGTCAGGTTTCCATCCCTTGTTGAGATACTTTGCGATGTTCTGCAACTTATTAAAAGCGGCCAAGCGTTTTGCTTGAGCCATACTTGCGCAGTTGCTTAAATCATTATAAGTAATATATCCTGAAACGTTATTTTCGATTTTTTTATCATAAACCCAGTATGTTCTTTTGTGCAAGAACAGTTTCTTGCAAATATCATCATAAGTGATAGGGTTGCCTTCCTTATCATCATTAGTAGGCTTCTCGTCTCCTTCAATCTTCTTACGAACCATCAACTTACCATCCTCAGCGAAGAAGAACTGGAGGTTATCAGGGACGGGGTACTTAACTGCCGAACCATCAGCAGGAATACGCAACTTAGATAAGGTTGCATTGCCGTTGTTGATGTTGTTGATGTCCTTGTTGGTAATTCCTTCTGCATGAACATCAGGAGTCTTTTTTGCTTCTGCCATTTTCTCAGCAATCATTTCCGTACCCTTGCCAAGCAGTGCTCCGAAAAGCATTGATGCAAATGGTGACAACTCCGTTTTGTTATTGCGCTGACGATTATGTCTGTTGCTGCGCTTGTTGTTTCTGTGTGTCATATCAACTATAATTTTGTAAAATGTTATTAAACTTGTCTTCTGTAACACCATTAGCTACCATGACGGTAAGGATGGTGTCTAAGACCTTGGAATAAACTTCATTAAAGGCTGGCTCATCCATCTTGGCGAATGATATAGACTTGGCCTTCTCCAAGAATCTCTGTCCGTTCAGGTCGTAGAGCGGTTCGCTGAATCCTGACGTTATCAGAAGTTGCTCACGAAATGTATCTACCGAGCGTAGGTTGGTGCGCTGCTGCTCGGTAAGACAATCCCATGCCGCACGGATAAGGGAGAAGAACTTGCGATGGAACTTTACGTTGCGAGGTCGGACGATATTCGCCTTGACGATTGTTCCAACCTTTATCTTTTTTATTTCCTCATAATCATCATCCGAATATGGACGAAGACCAGTAGATGTTCGTACAAGATGGATTTCCATGCCTTATGTATTAACGTTGAGGGAATGGGATATTCCCTTGCTGTGCTCCTCCATACGAAGGTTGCTGATATGGGGCGTTTCCACCTTGTGGCTGTTGGGGTGCGCCTATCTGACTCTGAGCAACCTGACCGCTTTGACGCTCCACCTTCCAGCAGTCCAGTTGATTGAACCATCTGCCATTGGTACGTGACTGGTTCGCCTTCAAGCCGATATGGGCAGTGATAATCTCTCCTGCCTGGATATTGAACTGCTGCAACTTGTCCGACCCGAACACCTGAAAGACGGATCGTGAAGGATATTGCTGGTTCAATTCCTCTATTACATACTCGCACGAACTCCATTGTTGTCCGTTTTGCGAAGTGCCCATCTGCACTTGTCCTACGGCAATAATCTTGCCTGTAAAAGTTACATTCATATTGTTGCTTAATTAAGTTTGATTCTGATTGACGGTTTGGTTTCTACCTCCTTGAGATAATACTCGTAGTGGTCTGGCTCTGTATCCTTGAAAAGTTTTGTGTCGAAAGTTTTCTTGGTGGTAGCTTCCACATAAGAGTATGTACCGATATTGGTCTTGATAGACTTCTGCTTATTCCCTTCCATCAAGCGCATCAACTGCTCCTTGATAGAATCCTGACGAAGTTTCAGTGCGTCTATTCGTGCCGTGAGAAGTCTGTACTCCTGTTCCAAGGCTGAGAACTGCTCGGGTACTTCTACCTTGTAATGATAGTCTGCATCGTCTGTGAGATAAGCATAGATTAAGTTCGTTATTGTCTCATCAGATACTCTTGGCAGCGGCTGGAACCTGCTCTTGCCATCCTTGAACCACATGCAGACAATCTCCTTCACCTTTAGGTTGGGATTCATCTGCTCGAACCATTTGGCATAGATGGATAGCTGGAGAGAAACGTTGTTATAGTGCAGGGTGGAGGTGGTCTTGTAGTCAACAAGGTAGATATTCCCTTCGTTGTCAGCGAACACGCCATCTATGGCCGATGCAAAATATTTGTTATCTGTGACAAGATACTCGCTATCCACGTGATGCAGTCCGTAAGCATGCAGCATATCGCTGAAGTCACGTACCTCCTGTGTCGGATTCGGATATGCGCTTATGTCCGAACCAAAGATGGTACAGAATAGCTCAAAGGAGTTGTGAATCATTCCACCACGTTCGGCAGCCTTAGCCAACACACTGTCTGGTATGTCCTTATATGTATCAGGAAAGGCAAACTTGATGAGTGTTCCTGTAATACCTGATAGCTGTTTCTTTCCAAGATGGTAGGTGTGGTTGATCTCATCGAACACCACCTTGCTTTTCTTTAGCTTTATTTCCTTTGGTTTCATATTCCCAATTCCTTTCTCTTAGCAGATAGTGTCTGCATGAATTGTGCGTTGCTCATCAACGGCTTGTAGGTCTGCATTACCCATACAAGGTTGTCCTTGTTTACGCAGCGTGATACCATCTGTATCGCCTCGTTGATGTCGTTAGGGTGATACTGAGGGTCTGAGGTTGCTGGTACGTTATTGCTGCTTTTTACTTTTTGTTGGCTTTGCTGGTCTTTCTGGTTTTCAATATTAGTTGTATCGGAATCGGAATTGTCATCAATAGCAAAAAGACCATTCAGTGCATACTTTCGTGCATACGAAGATGCAGCTCCAGTAATCTGGCTCCCATCCATTCCCTTCTTGGTTTCTTCCTCTCTTGCATAACCTGTCGTTGTCTCCGTTTCGCCTTTGCTGTTTTTGATAGTAGCAGTTGCCTTTACATATATTCGATTGCCAACCATTACTATATCATCGGTCATAACCAGTGTGCAACCAAGATTGGACATTATCGGCTTAACCGCTTCTAATATATCCTCAACCTTGCGGTACTTGTAGTTACCAAACGCATTGAATTGAGATTTCGGTGCTTTAAGCGTTGACTGAATTGTTATAAGTTCTTTCATACCTTATTATATTAGTTAGTTACACAGATGTCGCAGTCACACGTCCATCCATCGCACTCCTTGATGAGCTTCTTGATTCGCTTGTTGCTTGGGTCTGATTCCAACTCACCTTGCAGCCTCTTTTTCAGTTCGTTGATGAGGTCTAAAGGTGTCATGTAGTCTTCAATGAGGTCTTGCTTGATGCCTTCCTCGTCATCAGAAGAAGAGGTAACCGTAAACGACTTGTCAAGTGTGAATGATGCCGTAACATCGTAGTCCTGATACTCAGGATATTCAGGCTGATTGTAAGGTGCGAATGGATCGTTGGCTGCGCCTGGTGGATAATTTCCACTTGTTGAATTGTTCATAAGCTATAATATTAAATTGTTTGACTTTCAAAATAAACCCCACGGTTCTCACGAATGGTGGGGCAAGTGTTAATATTACTCAGGTGAGCGGTCGCTACCGCAAAAATGTAAATGTATATGGAATATGATTTATCAGCGAAAACGGGAGCATGTTCCCAGGCTTTTAATTCCATTCATGCTCCCATAGACACAAGTCGGGCCACGCCTTCGCCTAAGGTCATGTGTCTTTAAGTTCCCTTCTGCATTCATGGAGGCTTAGGACTCCCAATGCTATGTTTCGTACTGGCTGCATTAGAACTTTATTGTAGTTGTGCGCTCCTGCCTTTGTGCTGCCTCTTACAAGGGTCTCGGCATCAGGCCTGCTTCTTCACAAGTGAACTCCAAGATGTTCCCAATTCCACCTGTTGCGGTGTAGGTAATAGTCTTGCCACTTCCTCGTCTAATCGTATGTTGTGGTTGCATACGCTGCTTTTGACTACGAGTACCTCTCAAGGAAGGTTTATCCTATCCGAAACAATGCCTCGGTATCGGGCTTTGGGACGCAAGGTGGGACTCGAACCCACGACCTCGAAGGATGGGGAACCTTCTGTTCTACCAACTGAACTACTTGCGTCAAAGAACAACTATACAAAACAATACAGGATATTGTGGTGAGTGGAAGTAGTGAGCTTCAAAAAACCTCCACGGATATGACTGATTAATAACGAACTTGATATATTCTTATGAACTTTTTGAGGTTCACCCACCTTGTTGTTACTTACCCCCATTCTTTGAAGGAGCGGTATATCTCGTTGATCAATACGCAAAGTGTTGCGATTGATAATATTAACATGATTGTCGAAAACATATTCTAATTTTATTAATGTGTTGAACAATAGGCTGCTGCCTCTGATTCTATCTCTGTCATGCTCTTGGAGCGGTTCTGCATCATCCAGTCCTCTAACTCGCTCTTCTTGAAGTAGAGTCGGTTGATGTTCGGCTTGTAGCAAGGTAGGATATGATTTCTTACGTTCATCCTGACTCCTTCTACAGTCATGCCGAGTATAAATGCAGCTTCCTTGATGTTGAGCATTGACTTGGCCGCTATCATCGAATACTGCTCGATGCGGTCTAACTGCTCCTTAATCTCTTGGTCTATCATATCATTTGAATTTGAGGGTTTGCTGCGATGGCTTTGTTCCACCAGTGCCCTTATCTTTAGACGTACATTCTTGCTCTATTAATGGTAGAACGCCTTTCGCTTTGAGCGCTTCGTAAAGGAAGATTCTTCCCTTTGTTGTCCACTCGGTGTTGTACTTCACGTCATGCCTTCCGTCTGAGCGGATGATGTCAACTGCTCTGCTATGAACGTAGCCGCCAGTAAGGAACTGTCCGTACAATATCCACTGACCTCGAACCTTATGCTGAATCTTCATGTCAGAGAGGAGCAAGTTGAGTTTTATTGCACTCATTCCGTAGTCCTGTGCTATCTGCGTTACGGTCATCGTGGCATTGCTTTGCAGAATTTGATCGTAATAGCTTACCTTGGGTAGCATCTCGGTAATCTTGTTCCCAAGTTCCATGTTCTCTTTGCTGATAGTGAGGATCTCTTGTTGCTGCTTTCGGTTCTCCAATGCCAACTGCTGCTTCTCTTCCTCTGATTTGACAAGGGATTTGAGAGCTTCGAGATAGTTCTGAGGGAGGGATGGCTTGGATTGCTCCTCCAGTTCCTTCCATCGTTTAATCAACTTGGCTCTCGCCTCATCGTTGAACTTGGTAGCGATGTAGAGACACTACTTCCTTGTTGAGGGAGTAGCAAGGTCTATCTTGATTATTTTCATCTTTGTAAGACCCGAGGGAAAATTTGCCCTCGGCTACTTTTTCCCAAGCTGGCTCCATCTTTCGGATAGCTTTCATCACGTCAGCATGACGCTTGCCAGTAATCTCTGCAATCTGTAGTGATGTCATTCTTTCACCATCTACAATAGTTGAAATTTCATTCATAGGGGTCCTCCAGTTTTAAAATCGGGCGGTAGTGTATGAAACAGAAAGTGACAAATTTTCATTTTATACATTATTATATCTACCGTTGCCCGATTGTAGTTTTTGTTTTGTACCTTTGCGGTTGACAAATTTTTATTTTAACTTAATTCAATTTCGTATGAAACAGAAAATCGTACATCTACATTCTAAAGTAAACGAGAATGGTGCTCTCGTAGATTTTGACCTTGATGAAGAAATCAAAAAGTTGGGAAGAGACAACTATGTTGTTAAGCAAATCACTTCATCTTCTTCATGTAAGTATTATCCAAACAAGCCAACAGAAACATTTGTTCATGTTTTCTTACTTGTGGAAAATAACCTCGAAGCTCTTTAGTTTCTCGATTTCTACAGTTTTATTATGTTTGTAATACATACATAAATTGATTCTGTAGTTCCATTCTATTATTGGCGAGTTATATACCCAGTTGAAACATTCTTCAAAGTTGGTACATGATTCGCCAAGAATATAGAACATCTTTATCCTCAGCCAAGTTCTGAATAATCTCTTAATCATATTCACCTCCTTCTTTTAATAGAAGAGTACCTTATCGACTACGACTCCTCCGAACTCCTTCAAGGCATCCTGCCTGATGTATTCGGATTGCTTGCTCTGACTTCTAAACCCTAAAGCGTTGTAAATGGTCTCTCTTCGGCAACCATACCGCTCGGCAAGTTTTTTTCGTCCTTCAAGCGAAACCTTGATAATTTTTGTCTTTTTTACTTGCATAACTTAAATTTTTGTTGTATTTTTGCCTTTAATAATTAACAAACTTGTTGTTTACGTGTGCAAAGATAGTTATTTCTTGCTAATCTACCAAATGTTTAGCAAGAAATTGCTAACCAATTATGATTAATTAAGTATGGTTTAAAAATGTAAAATGTATGGAAGCAACTATTTATCAGCGTATTATGCTAATTTTAGATAATAAGCAAGTTTCGGTTAATGCTTTATCAAAGTTAGCCGAAATGTCTCAAACTACCCTTAACACACAGTTGAAGGGTGAACGTGCTTTGTCTGCAAATGTAGTAGCAAAGGTTCTTTCTGTCTTTCCTGACGTGTCTGCTGAATGGTTGATGCGTGGGGTAGGTACTATGTATAGTAACCAAGATGCAGATGATTATTCTTGTATGGTTGCTGAGACTTCTCATTGTGAAAAGTCTAAGACAGAAGATTCTCGCCAGGACGATTCCATCTGGAAGGCCAAGTATGAAGAGTTAGAGAAACGCTATGACCAGCTACTATCAATTTTGGGCGGTGGCATGAGGCAAGCAAATGTAGGGTAATTAAAATATGGTAGGTATGAATAAATATTGTTTGGCTTGGATTGTTGCGATATTAATAATAGGTGGTGGATTTGTTGCTTATTCTAATATAAAGAGTGACGAAGCTGCTGAAAAGGAAAAAGTAGAACGCAATAAGGAGATAGCTGATTCTATTGCACAAGTAAAGGAATATACGGAAAGTCAAAAGCCTTGCAATAGAATAGGTAAATACGTTTATGTTGACCAAGTTGGAGTATTACATACAATGTTACGTTGTGGCGCAATAAATGAAGGTGGAACTCTTAGTGGATACGCTACAGATGAGGACGGCGATGACGTTGAAGTTTCAAGAAGAATTAAATGTGGCTCAGGTGTAAAGAGAATACTATTAAAAGATATGGATAAGTCTTTGCTTAAAAAATCATGTCATAAATGTATTGATGATGAAATGTATGATTACTTGAAGAAGTATGGTTCTATAGAAGGACTGCTTGAAGAAATAAATTAGTAATTTGATAAAATGAAATATCTTGTATTATATTTTGCCATCATCCTGATGGCATCATGCAGCGGTTCTTCCAAGAAGTCTGCAAATGTAGAACCTGAGAAAAAGGAGTCTGTCGTAAAGTCTGCTGGCTATAGTGATAATGTGTATATCTGTACTGGTGGCTCATCCAAGCGTTATCATTGCGACCCTGATTGCAAGGGGCTTTCACGTTGCTCAGGAGAGATAGAGGAGATAAGCGAAGAGGAAGCTGAGGATATGGGCAGAACTTCTTGCAAAATATGTTATTAATTAAAAGTGTGAGATATGAAAAGGTTGATTTCGTTTTTTCTGTTTGTTGTTTCTATTTTACCAGTTTACTCTTTGGAGTGGAACACTAGTACTTATAGTATGAGTGATGATGAGAGTTGTTGTGGGTGGAAGTTGCCTTGGGATGTTTATCATACATGGGAGCGTAAATCACCATTAGAGGCTCATACTATATTTAGGGTATATCAGCCGCAAACCGGTATGGTTGCTTTTGTAAACTTCAACAGATTCAATAAAGAGCCTATATACAATTCAATTTGGGATGTGTTTGATGAGTATGAGAATATATTGAAGGAGCAGGATAAAAAAAGGTATGCCAAAGGTGAACTAATCTCAGACAGAGAAACGTTTGCTACATTTTTCAATGGTGAATATGCAATATGCTCGTATTATATAAGTAGAAAGAGAGAACAGGGTTCTTCAACTAAAACGCATTGTCTTTCTTATTATATGATAAACAAAATAGGTTTGTACATAATAGCAGTAAAATGCTCTTATTCTAGTTATGTAAAGTATGGTAAGGCTTATATGGAAGGTGTTTTGCATGGCTTTTATATATAATAATCTCTGCAAAGTTTGCTGCAAACGTTGCAAACCTTGCAGAGACTAAGAGTTGGTACGGAGAGGGTACGGAGCGGGG